GGTCTTTCGACGTTGCTGCTGGTTCACCTTAGCGGCTAGTCCAGTTTACCGTGTTTTCTTCCTTTCAAAAAAGGAGAAGAAAGGGGCGGCACCCCAGTACATCATTATGCTAATCCAGTTCTTAATTACTGGTCGGATAGCACTCCGTACGTGTTAGCGAGGTGATTATCACTCTGCGCGAAGGATCTAAAGTTCGTCCACAATTGAACTTAGATGCGGGCCCCCTACATGGTCCGCCTCGACGTAGCTATACGTCGGATTATGTGTCGTGCAGTACAGCCAGTGCTGTACGTTCATAGTTCGTAATAGTCGTAGAACTTTCGTTAAGTCGTGCGGCCCGTAATAAGGCCTTCCCTTTTCTGATTTTCAAATTTTTCATATTCTATATCATTCGTTTTCATCCATCCCTATTCAGAAGCGTAAAGATCGTGCGGCCCTTGGGTCTAAAAGTAACACTTTGCGTGGAGAGGGGCGACGGTGCGGAGGGTACAAGATTTCGTCATGATCTGGTAGACGGCTAGAAGGAGCTAGGCGATAATCGGTAGGACTTGGATAAACAACGATGGACTCACCCGTTTGCGGTGTGTGAAGTTGCCTAACTGCCGAGAATCAAGGAGTTTCCCTGGTGCGGTCTATAATCGCAGTTCCCAGTGATGAACGAAAATCCCCGGAAAGCATAGTGACACGTCGTGAGAGGACCTGGACGTTTGGTATTACGGGATGTAGGGCGTATATAGCGAAATAGCTTATGACAATGAATGTGGTGGCACAGATGTGCAAATCTACAGGAGTCAGCGTGCAATATATATGGCCGAAACTCAAGAAAAACAAATATGATACAATGGAGAAAAAGTAAGGAAGGAGATAAAAACGAGGCCGTCGCTCAGCTCAGTGCTCAGCAGCGTAACACAACCTTGGAGTTGCGCTAGGTGTCTGCGACTAGGTGAGGAGTGCGTTCCAGTACTCTGAATCCATGTAGACCTGCCGGTGGTGAACCGGATGATGGCCGTACTCGGCAGACAAGAGCGAGAGAATGAAGTGGTGTCGTGTGGCCCGCACGATACTGAAGAAATTGGGCCGCCAGGCAAAGCTGCAGTGTGATCATCACCTCAGCCCGATGCGACCGCGTGAGGCCTGCCACGCAACTCTACCCTTTTCGGTCCGCGCTTGCGCGGTGGAAAAACCGACCCGACGCCGCCCACGTGTTCTTTGGGCGGCGGACAAAAAGAACATTGAGGGGGTCTCGCTCTTTAAAGAGACGCCCGCGGTCGTCGCTGTCGAGTCGATCGTTTGGACCGGAGATGCTTGGACTGCTGTCAAGGAGACAGAACTGGCGTCGCCCGAAGGGGGGAAGGCGGGTGGAAAGAGTGACGTGGTCCATCGGAAGCCTCAAACGGAGCCCGGCTCCCCCATAAAATATAAACCAACCACGCAACTATCCAGCGCAGAATGGGACGCCGAGTGTCAGGATCTTAACGACACTTGGTTCATGTCTCATGCGCCTCATTTGCATGGGGAGAAAGTAACAAGCCTAAAAACATTCCTTGACGACGCCCCGGCTGAAATTGTTGAGCGTATATTCAGCATAGCACCCGAGCTACTCGATATTCTCGAGATTGGCTACGACGGATCGCTGCCGGGTAAGGAGCTTCGCATGGAAATGGTTCGCCGCGTTCTATTGCGGCACAAGAAAGAACCTCGTTATAAACGGCGCGTCGAACAAATACTAGACGCGCCGGGCTTTAAAATACTAGATCCCACTGCTCGTGATAATGGTTTCGTGGGGCTTGGTAGACGCCTCCATGCGTCGCGGAAGCGACTGGAGCACGCGGATGTCCTTTCGGACGGGTATAACAGCCTGTGTGATCGTGAATTGAAGGTGCAACGGACGTTACTGCAACGTATGTTTTTCATTTTCGCCAGATCAATCGGGGTTCGAGTAAAAGAGAGTATTGAGTTTGTCAAGTCAGATCATGACCAAGCTCTAGAAATCATGCTCGGATCCGCAGAACGAGAAGGTGAAGGGGTATATTGCACTCCCGGCATGTTAGAGCCGCTCTTGCTAAGTCGTGATCTTGACTCTGCGAGGGCATTTAGCTTATACATGGCACGGAAGGCTTTTGTCTGTCACGACCCGCGTGACCTTGCGAAAAAAACCGAAGGCTTCCTTGAGGACGTCCTCGCTCCCCCCCCCCTCCTCCCCGACTCCATGCAATCGAGACGTGAGCAAATGATTCGCTTAGTACGGAAAGTCGCGCGCCTGTTCTTCCATCCCGGGAAGACAGATAAGCGTGCGGTATTCAATAACGGAAAAGCGTGTCTTGAGCTTCCACGATCTAAAGGCGGTAAACGGAGCGTGCTTTACGGGCGTGATCTGACCGAGATCCACCGGTTCAATGTCCTGGCGCTGACTATCATCAGCTCAGGCAAAGCACGGCCCATCACCGTTGCAAGCGTATTCCAGTGTAAGCACTCCTGGTTGAACTCGTTCATGTTCAACAGGTTAAGAAAGTGCGACTGGATGATCGCTGGGGGCGAGATGGAGGATTTTGTTGCTCGCTGCATTATACAGCGACTTCCCGTCGGACATGTGTTCTTGTCCGGCGACCTTGAAAGCGCCACAACCCTGTTCTTTGGTGGGTTTTGTGAAGGGGCGCTAGAAGAGATCCGTGATCACAAGCTGATCACGACGGAAGACTTGACCGAGATTCTTGGGTCCGTGACGCGGTCCCACTTTGTTTCTCGTGATCTAGGTGCAACGGGGGGGGTGTGTGAACATGGGATCGACCTCATGCCTACCTACAAATGCCGCGGCGTTCAACAGCGCGGCCAGAACCTTGGCGCCGATGTCTCATTCCCGATACTTTGCCTGGTCTCAATGGCTATCGGTTTCGAAACAGACGGGTTGACGGACATGATTCTAGAAATGGAAGATCCGAAAGCTCATAAGTTCGTTACTGGGTATCGTGGATTCGGCGTTAATGGTGATGATTTTGTAGGTTTCGGTGGGTTGGAAAAAGTTGCCCGGTGGAAAGAGGCGGTCGCATGTACCGGCGGTCGCCCTTGTCCCCCCAAGTCCCCTGTCAATCGGGACTACTTTACGGCAAATTCGCAGCTCTGGATGTGGTCAGAGCCTCTAGACAAATACGTGATGACGGACTTCGTGTCCCCATCTCTCCTCCTTAATCTGACGGAATGTACAAAGATTCCGCAGACACGTTGGCTCACTCAGCTATCCAGTCCTCTGATCAAAAAGGATCTGGGTCTAAGCAGAGTGATTTTTCCCGACGTACCGCGTGTTCATGGCGGTTTAGGTGGAGATCCGGAGCCAAATTTGCTCTGGGCGAAGAGGTATCTGTATTCTAGGCTAGCGAAAGGCGTAAATGTAACTAAAGAATTGGAGGAACCTCCTCCGGGCATTCAAAAAAATGGAAATAAATATGTCGTGACTCCTAATGACTCGTCAGCCGAGCCCATTCCTGTCGAGCCTGTGGTCGTTACTGGTCTTATTCGTCGTGAGTGGTTGGATCGTTATGCTGTAGAGGTATACAGACTTCGTAATATTCTTGAATGGAGCAGTTCTAAGCCCCGTAATAAGAAACATGCGAAAGTTATCAAAGCAGTAAAAACGGAAATAAATCACCCCGAGTTCGACCTGATACGCCTTTTTAATACTTGCTCAACGGAGAACGCTATATTCGACATGGGTTATGTTTATGTTCAGAACAAAACCTTTTTTACAGATGTCGAAGTGTTTGAGACGTTCCCGAAAGGGTTCGGATCGTGGACAGGGCTGAACGTGAGGGAGGAAATGACAGGAAAAAATGGAGACGGAGCGAGAGCAGTCGCTAGAGCAGGGTGGACACCGCTGTCCGAAGACGCGCATTGGCGCGCACCCCGATTCAAGCATCATGACTATAACTGGGACCTACGTACTATGGACCCGGCTCAAGTTCGCGATCTTTTTGAAGAAACACCAGAAAATGAATTAAATCAACTGGCTTGGTTGCCGGGGGTATAAAAACGTAAAAACATAAAATTCATAGTCTTCTATGGAGTTTCGCCCGCTGAAGGGCTTCATCTCTTAGACGGGTCAATCATAGCGGCCTAACCGAGTCACGCCGGAGAGAATAAATAACGTTAGTGATC